CCATTTCTCCAGTCATCCAGTACAGTTGACCTTCTAACCATATTGCATTACATTCACCACAAACTTTTAACAGTTCCATGCACGAAGTGATTTGTTTATTCTTGAATCAGGATCTGATGCAGTCTTCTTAGAAGTTAGTTTCTTTTTCATACCTTTCATTCTAGCACAGAATGATGCCCTTCGGGGATTTCCAACCTTTTTGCTTGGTGCTTTAAGGTCAGATCCTGGATTTTCTCTTTCGTAACTTTTCCTTCCTTTTTCGTTAAGTCCACCTGAGGAGGACTTACCCGACTTTTTTGTCCATGCTGCTCCTTCATCTATCTCTACCTCCTCTTTTTTTACGCAGTTGTTATAGGTTTTACCAAACATTTTTTTGGTTCCCTTTTTCTCATAACCTTTCCAACACTTCTGTCCTTCGTCCATGAAGTCTTGAAATTTTTTGCCTTCGTATTCTTCTTTTTTAGATTTATTTCCCCAGTTCTTAGCACCTACTTTACGACACTTTACAAGTGCTCCTGATGCATAAGCACTTGGCCAAACTGAGTATCTGGATTTCACCTTATGATAACAAGCATCTTTTGTTCCTGATTTTTCATCAAGAGATATCATGGTGACTTCTGTGGATTCTGTTTTCACGTTGATTGCCTTTCCTTTTCTATCTGGATTGGGATCTTTTTTGTTTTTGCGTCTGAACGCAGCATCCTCTTCTTTTTTATTTAGGTTGCGTTTCATTTTACTGGAACCGCACTTGGGTTTGGTGGTTTGTCCAGGTTGTTTGGCACAGGGTTTCCCTGCGTATTTACCACCGAGTTGAACCCAACCAGGCTTCCCATCAGAAGACTTACTCTTAGAAAACCAGTCGTGCAGAGAACTATCACCACTTTTGTTCTTTTCGATAAGTTCATTACTTGCCATAGTGCATTGAGGGTTTGTTAGTTTTACCTAGTTTACCTTTTCTGACTTTTGTGCCAGAGGTTTCTCCTTGACCAGAAGGATTTTTTCCTGCCTTTGCTTTACCTAGAGTGAAAGACTTACTTGCTTTACCTTGTTTAGATTCAGTATCATGTAGTCTAGCAGGTTTACCTGCCTTCTTAGTGATCACTGATTCTTGACCGTGCTTTCTACCGAGGCGACGCATGACTTTGCCGAAACGTCTCTTAGACATTCCCTTTGCAGGAGTCGTTTGGTATGACACCTCACGTCCTGTACCTTCACCTGAGGAATATTTATATTCACCAACACCTTTTTTGTAACCGATGCCTTTCTTTTTGAGGTCTTTTTCAAGAGACTTACGTTTTGCTCTGTTTGCTTTTTCATCAGTTCCTCTGTCCGCAGACATATTTCCAGTAGTCTTTGTCTTTGCTTTTGATAGCATTCTTGTGGTAGGATTACCTTCGACTAATTTGATAAAATCTTTGTAGTACATGACTTTGTGAACTTGCTCTTTTTGTGCTAGTTTGTTTGCTGTTGCGTACATAACGCTTTTAGCATCATCACCATAAAGACGATTGAAACTTTTCTTTTTACGTTTCATCGCCATTACGATTTTTTCTGCCTTCTGGTTAACGACTCCCATCTTAACCTCCGACTACTTGGATCTCCTCGACGATGATTGCACCAGAACCTGCAGTAATTTTTACGCAGCGTTTTACAATCGCTTGGGGGTTAGCATTTGCATATGTGTAATCTGCAGATGCACTGCTAGAGTTAATATCAGTTGTGATAGTACTACCTGTTACAGCAGTAACTTTTTTACCTGCTGTTCCTGCAGATAAGAAGTTGGAATCTATAGCGGGATCTGTGCTATTATCTTCTACTGCTATAAAATCATCAACTGAGAATGGATGTGTATCTCTTACTAATCCTAAACTACTTCCGAGTGTATAAACTGCAGTACTCGCATCAGTTGCTTTTGCAATTTTTGCTTGACCAGGTTTTGCTCCTGACTTAAGGAGGATTGCTTCATTTTGTACCAGTGTGATAGCAGGTCCACCATTAAATGATACTGTAGATGCTGCTGCTGTTGCAAGCACTCTATAGTATCCTGTTTGTACTACTTGATATTCTGTTGCTGATCCAGAAATAGAGTTAGTACTTAATACTTTTAATACAGGCATTGTCGTGTCGTGTTATTTCTTGTCCTTTTTATTTATCTCTCTTTGTTGCTTTAACATTTTTTGTAGGTCAGTTGTGCTACCAACGAACATTGCATTAGTAACATTAGTCGGACCTTGCTTACCGTCATCATCCAACTCTTTCATTTTCTTTTGTAGATCTATAAGTTTATCTGCTACATCTCCCACATTTTTGATGAGTTGCCCTGCCACCTCATAAGCACGAGGATGATCTGACGCTCGTGCCACATCAAGTATGCCATCTACTGCCTCCTGTCCTTTCATCACAAGATTATGTAGTTGAGCACGAGATACCTCATAATCATTTTTTACATCTTCTGTTTCTGATTTTTTAAGAGACGGTTTTACCTTCTCTACATGCTTTGTTAGTTCAGAGGGTTCTGTACCAAATGCATCATTCAAACCGCCAAATGGATCGCTCATTAGATTGCCTCATCGTTACCGCTTACAAAATTCTTCTTCTTAATATCTGTAAACTCTGCCTTCAGTTCACCGAAACCAAAGTCATCGAATGAATCAAGTAGATCTGCGTCTGCTTGATTGACTAAGAATACACTAGAACCATTAGTATGTGCTGCTGCAGCAGTTCCTTCATATGCTCTAAGAACTGTAAGATTATTACCAGAGATTTTTTGAACTCTGAATAGTTCAGTATCAATGTAGATACTATCAAACTTAGTGATACCACTAGCATCAGCAACTGCTATTAGATTATCATTTGTATCTGTAGCAGCAGAAAGAGTAGTAACAACAGTTCCATCTCTATCCTGTAAGGATGTAGGTGTTGTTTGATATCGAACTGATCTTGGTGCAGTTGTAGTGTTGGTATCTGTATAGTAATCGACAGATGCTTTCTTGATGATTTTTGGTTCTGTGACAGGTCCGTATAGGAATGTCTTTGCAGTAAACTGTAGTGTGTATATGATTGCTCTTCTTGTTGCGAAGTCTCCCTCATAAGTATCTTCGTAATCAATATTTTGTAAGACAATAGGAACATCCTTTGTCTCATTCATAGAAGGAACTAACTTGATTGATAGATTATAATGTGGTTGAAATACTGGTAATATCTGCTCTAGTATTTGTAAACCATCATCCTGATTTTTTGATATGATTGCTAACTCAAAACTAATATTATATGGCACAGGCATGAACATTTGTTTGTTCTTTGTTGATGTGCTTGGTATTTTTATTTTTTGTGTAGGTGCTACTTTTCTAGTAGGATCATAAGATACACCTGATATCTCAAATCCTATACGGGGTAAAGTAATCTGTACCCGTTTGTTTGTAGGATCAGGCACCTGATCCAAACGTGCTAAAAACTTATCTTTAGGACCATAGGCAAGAGGTACTTTCATAACCTCATCTTGTCTTCTCAGTTCAATATTATTGAATAGAGTACCAAAAGCAACAATGGTCTTTCTGAATATTTCGTGGTATGAATAATTTCCTAACATTAGATTGTACTATCTGTAACAGATCCAACCGTGCCGAATGGGTTGGTTTCTGTGAAATCGATGATGTCATTATCGGCAGTCTCAAAGTCATTATTTTGATCGTACTCTGAGTTGGTATTCTGTATTGTATTATATGTAGCAGTTGTCCAAGACGCACTAGATGTACCACCAGTTATAGTCTCAGGAACTGAGAATGTACCAGAACGATTTATGACAATCAAAGTTCTAGTAGAAGAATCAAACGATTTAACTTCAGCAGTAACATTAGATGTACCACCAGTTACAGTTTCACCTACTGTAAATGTGCCAGATCCTCCTGCTACGAGACCAACTGTAATCGCATTTGCAAACGCAGTCTCGATAGCATCTAGATCTGTAATACCAGTATCGATCTCCTCGTCGCTGTACTCGAATAGTTCACACTGACATTCCCATACATATCCTTTTCCTAGTTGGTAGAAGGGTTTCTCTGCCTCTACAAACATGATTTGGAATAAATGTTTAGTTGTTGGAAACCATATTAAGTCCCCTTCGTTTGGTCTTCCTTCGACATTGAGGACCGTAGAGTCGTCCACATGTTCTTTAAATTTGTCACGGGAGAATATAAAAGTTGTCTTGTCTTCGATACGGACTCCAAATTTGCTAAGTAACTCACCTTGTCCTTCCCATCCTTCAACATTATTGACATATGCTCTAATTGCTTTCGCACTCTCAAATTTCGTATCCGAGTCCTCTCCAAAGACCGTATCTTTGTTGACAATCGTTCTTGGAACGTAGTAAATATCTTGCCCGTAAATTTCAATGGTTTCTACGATAAGGTTTTCAATGGTTTTTTGTTCTTGTGCTGATCCTATTGCTCTGAAACGAGCACTATTAGAATAGTCAGACTGGATGTAATCTTGAGCAGGTGTGTTAGAAATTGCCATGTTATCCTATCAAGTCTAAGGGTGGAAGTTCGTATGTTGTTCTAATCTGTTCTTCAAGATCTTTCTTGAACTGACTAGCATCTTCTAAGATTTGTCTACCATTTAAGGTGACACCACCAAGCATTTGAATGCCATCATACTTACTTAGGTTTCTTCCCCACTGTTGTTGGAATAATGCTTCAACATAATCCTTCAACCAGTTGTCATTGTACATATTAGTGTATGTCTCAGGATTTTGTCTGAGTGACATTTCAACTAATAAGAAGTCCCCTGCTGTCAAATCTCCCCAGTCCATATCAAGATATAATCTACCTTGATGTTCATTGAATCTTACTCTACGATCTCTTTGTGAGTTAGTAACCCAATCGAGAGTTTCAAGATACTGTGAAGTTAGGAAGTAGTGTAGAATGTGTCCATGCGTCATAGCATAGATATCATTCAAAAAGATTTGATACTTAATATTAAAAATATTACCAGGTACGATACTAGAAGCACCGATCTGAGAATATACATGGTTCACTCCTAGAGTTCCAGGCGGAAGATCGACATAGTTGTCCATCTCAGACCATGGAGTTCCTGATACAGTTGTAAATCCTGTTGCAGCAGTTTTGATTGCATCAGTAACCTCTATTTTCATAAAGGTTTTATAACTACCATTGTAATGGTATTCTTGATAAAAGTCAATGGCCTCTTCGACTAAATCATCAAGTTGTTCAGTCGCAACGTTGATATCTATCGTAGGATATCCTAGTCTACGAAGAGCATAGTTCTTTAGTTCTGTTTTACTTGCGGGTCTAGTTGCTGACATAACTTATTAACTGAATGAGGATATTGTCAAAGTAGAAACATCATTAGCACTGACGACTTCTCCTTTCTTGAAGAATCCGTCAACAGTGTTAACAGTGACTTGGTTAGTTCCAAGAGCAGTGATAACACCTGTGGTACCAGAAGTAGCACCAGTGACTGTTGCTCCAACTTCCATCGTTGTGATATCAGTAAGAGTTAGAGTTGCATTAGTTGCTACGGAAGCAACATTAACTGTTGCTCCATTACCATGGATTGCTGTTACATCGAATGTAAGAGCAGCACCACCGCCACCACCAAGTTGAGCATCAGCAACTGTGACAGTTTCATTGACAATGAATCCAGATCCATCGTCTGTTACAGTGATAGTAGCAGCACCAGATCCATCAACAACAATACTAAATGTTGCATTTGCACCATCTGCTTGAGTGATGTAATCAGATGTGCCTATGGTATAAGTTCCTGCAGTTCTTGATGCATCAGCAGCACCAACGTTTCCTGTTGTTGCAATACCAGATGCGTTAGCATTAGTAATTGTCAACACTTCAGATGCAGCGTAACCAGATCCATCATCATTGATT